CAATCTGAAGTTGATTCTTTAACTGCCGCAACTTCCTCTTATTTGACTTCTTTACCGAGTGGAACTATTAGTGGTTCGGCACAAATTGATAGAACTTGGACATTAGGAGCTGATGGTTCAAGTAACTATACATTTACAGGACCAGGTCTAACAGGTACCGAAAACGACCCAACTTTATATTTAACTCGTGGTGAAACTTATAGATTTGTAAATCAAATGGGAGCTCATCCATTTAGAATACAATCAGACCCAAATGGTTCAACAGGTACTCAGTACAACGATGGTGTTACTAATAATGATGTAAGTAATGGAACACTTATAATAGATGTTCAGTTCGATGCACCATCGAAAATATATTACCAATGTACTGCTCATGCTTCTATGGGTGGTGTAATTGAAATACTCGATAAATTACCAGAAGGAGTTGTAAGTGGTTCAGTACAAATAACTTCAGTAATCACAGATACATATATTTCATCTTCGGCCGCTTCAAGTGGATTTGGTAGTGGTGGTTCATCTGATTTTACAACACTTACAAATGTACCAAGTGGTTTAGTAAGTGGTTCATCCCAATTAACATCATCATATGATACAAGATATCTTAACACGAATGGCGATGGAATCGTTAGTAGTTCTGCACAAATCACAGATGGTAGTGGAATACTTTCAGGTTCAGTTGCGGCACAATTACCAACTGGTACCGTTAGTGGTTCTACTCAAATAACAAATGGTAGTAATATCATTAGTGGTTCTACTCAAATAGCAAACTTAGGATATGTAAGTTCATCAACAGTAGATACAATACAAGTAATGACCGCGGTAGCTTATTCAGGTATTACACCAGTTAGTGGTGTATTATATATCATACAAGGATAATAATGGATAGAAGGATTAACACTGCACAGAACATTTATTTCAATAATGTTTCCGTAGATGAGGTTTACTATAACAATGAACTTATCTGGCCAACAGGTAGTGACCCTTGGTCACCAAGTACAGATATAACAACCGTTGCTTGGATTGATGCATCAGATTCTTCAAATTATACAAGAAGTGGAACTTCATTACTTTCTGTAACTGATAAAGCAGGAACATATACAATGACAGTTGGTGGTAATCCATCAACCAATAACAGTACTCAAAATGGATTAAATGTATTTGATTTTGATGGTAGTAATGAGTATTTACAAAGTACAACTTATTCTACTCAAGTATCATCTGGTAATCATTGGGCAATCGGTGTATTTAGATTTGAAGGAACAGATAGTACCCAAGATTCTCTTTGGAGTTATGAAACAAATGGTTCACCAAAAAGAGATTATGCAATCAGTAGTGGTAACTCATCAAACTCCTGGCCAGGTGAATTAGACCTCGATGCATCGTTCAACAGAATTAGTACCTCAATTGGTAATTTAAAATTATGGAACCTAAAAAGTTTAACAAGAAATCAATATCACATCGTTTCTTGTTGGTTTAATAAGAGTGGAAACCAAATCGGTGTTAGAGTAGATGGTTCAAATGCATTTACACCAGTTAATGATTATGATAATTCATTATCAACAAATCAAGAATTAAGATTGATGAGAAACAGGTCATCACAAGAATTAGATGGTAAGTTAGCAGAGTTTTTTGCAGTAGCAAATATACCTGGTACAAGTGGTACTGATTTAACTCACTTAGAAAAAGCAGAAGGTTATCTTGCACACAAATGGGGATTAACAAGTTCTTTACCAAATTCACACCCTTATAAAACTTCAGCACCATAAATTATGCCTTTAACAATAATCAATTTGGTTAAATTATATATTTATACTTATGGAATTTGACAAACAAGATTTTTTTAACGGACTTTTAACTGAATTATCATTTAGAGTAGAAGATGGTATACCTGACTTAAAAAACCCAAAACACTTAAAAGTTCTTGGTGAAATATTTGACGATATGGAACTGTATTCTGTTGGTGATATTCTTATTAGAAACTTACTCAACGAACAAGATGGGTATAAACACATCGGTGCAGGTATATTTGTATCTGATAGAGATGTAGATAGTGATGGTAAAGCTAAAGATGGTGCTAAAAAGTATAGAAAAGATGGTGAGGGTGAAAGTGCTTCTTACACACCTATTTCAGATGATGAAGCAGAAGATATAAAAAAGAAACAAGGAGAGGAAGGAGAGAAAGCCGCATCTTCTTATAACAAATCCCAAGAAAAAGGTGATGATGGTGAATTAGTGGGTGATGACCAACCAGAAGAAGAGGAACCAAAAGGAGCAAAAGTTCAAGGTTCTGATGTGTTTAGTCATGCACCAGATGTAAAGAAAGATAAAGAAGGTGAAGAAGGTGGTGATAATTTTGATTATTCAAATACCACTATTGTATTAAACAAAAGTTTAACAAATTATCTTTCAACTGAAGATTTAAAAATAGTTAAAAATTTCCAACGAGATTATGATGATTTTGAAAAAAATCCTACACAAGAAAAGGCTGATAGGTTAATTCAAAAATATCAATTAAGAACAAATAATGCAGATAAACCAAAAATTTACCCTGGTGTAATTGCTAATTCACATAGACATATCTTCAATGGAACCAGTGCAAATGGTTCGGGTAGTGTAAAAAACAGAAAAATTGTTGATTTAATCAATCAACACTCAAGTGAAAAAGTACCAACTGCTTCTAAAAAAGATTTAACTGACCCATCTAAACCAATGGGTGAAGCAACTAAACCTAAATCATCACAATTTGGTAAAGGTAGAACGGCAGATGAAGATGCTGGTGTTAGTAACATTATGAAACCAGAAAACAATGTATCATTTGATGGTATGGAAAAGAAATATCTTAAGTTATATGGGCCATTAGATGATAACGGTAATCTTTTAATACCAAGTAATAAACACACGGATAAGTATTTAGAACAAGCTCTTGGTGGTTCACTTGATGAGGCAATTGAAAAGGCAAGAGAACTTGAAAAAACAATGAAGTTAAGTCCTGAAATTGGTAATGCATTGGTTGATTATCAAAATGAGCAAAAGGCTATATTAGAAAAATATAAAGGTAACTTACCTAATGAACAGGCTGCAAAAGAACTTCAAGATTCTTGGGGTAAATATACTCAAAGAATTATTGCCGTAAATCCAAAAATGGCAAAATCAATGATTAAAAATCAGGCAGAAGTATTCATTTATAGTTATGAACTTGCAAAAGGAGAAGAGGTATACCTTCCAGCTCATCCATCGTATCCAGCAGCGGATAAAATAGTAAAAACAGAAGATGGTGTAAATGGAGAAAGAGTTACTGGTGTAAGTGTAAAGGTTGGTGATGATGGTAGTGTAAAGATAATGGGATTCCCAACAGAAAATCAACAAATGTTAAGATACCATGTAAATAAAAAATATAGAGAAAACACAAGTAGTAGACCAGGTCAAGAAGGTTATGCCATTGGATTAAAAGATGAACTTGTTGATTCTGACCTCGAAATGGATAAGCTTCTAAATGAAAGTGGTATGGTTGAAATAATTCAAGATAAAAAAGAATACTATAAATTACTCCGAGAATATAAACAGTTTATGAAAGACCTTCAAGATAATAAAAATTATTATGGTAAAGGTGCTATGAGTGAAGAGGACAACCAAAAATTAAAGGATAAGAAAAAAGAGTTAGTTGAAAAAATTCAAAAACTTGTTGATATGGATAAACTAATTGAAAAGTGTGGTGAGAAAAATGCCAAATCATTAGTTAAGACGAGTCCTGGTAAACTAATACAATATATTAACTACTCTGCAGCGTCAAGTACTAGTGGTGGTGTTCAAGGTATCACATCACATTCGGAAAGAATTGATAGTGATGGAACCGTGGACATGGCAACAAAAGAATTTCCAAATGATTGTAAAAAACTTGATTTTTCAACTTATAGAGAACATGAAACTGTAAGAAATGGTGGTTTATTAGTCGGTGTCACCCATCCTGACAGTAGTAATGGTGAAATCATTTAATAAATAATATATACTTCTATATTGCATTTAAACACCTAAATACATATTTGTTTAACAGATTAGTATTGTATATTTACAAATGAAAAAAATTTTACTTAACTTTTTTGGTCAACTAAGATTTTGGGATTTACAAAATACAATTCAACCATTTAAAGAATACTTAGAACAAAATGGATTTGAAGTGGATATTTTTGGTACTTTTTGGGATGATACGTATACAAATAAATTTTTAAGGAAAGATAGTTTAAATATATTTGATAAATTAAATTTAATTGAAGAGCCAACTTTAAAACCACAAACTCTTCAAAAATATTTTTATTCATTAAAAGAATCGGTAAAACTAATAAATTATGAATATGATTTTATAATCACATCTAGACCAGATATATTTCTTGAAATTAATAAAAAAAGTCATACAATACATGACTTTACTCAAAATATAAAAGATAATCATATATATGTTCAAAAATTACATTATGAAGAAAGAGATAATGATTATTGGATTGATGATAAAATTTTTATTTCAAATTTAAACACTCTCAATATAATTTCTAAAACATTTAATTACTTTATAGATGGTAAATTAGATTTTGAACTATTATATCATCGTGGGTTATTAAATGTACTTAATTTTTTTAATATAACTGTAAAAAATGATGTCCAATTTTTTAAAATTAATCTGATTAGGCATTATTTGTATTCTAAATATCCATTTGAGGGTGGTTATCTATATAAAGGTGAACTTGTACGAAATATTGAAAAAAAGTTTCAAGATACCTCGGAGTGGATAAAATACGTTGAAAAAATACATAAAATTCAAAATGATTTAACAGATTAGTATTGTATATTTATATTGGAATTAAAGTAAATATATGAAAACACAACTTCTTTGTACCTTTACTAATAGAGAAAATATACAAGAAACTCTACAATTAATAAGGGAAACTTATTTTATTGTATATAACTACATTTATGTGCTTCAAAATAAAAGTAACTTAGAAGAATTGTATATAACATTTAACATAGATATATCCAAACGACCAGAAGTACCACTTGAAAACACAATCTTGGTGCACAGAAAAAAACAATCTAATACTCTTTATACTATAAATGCCCTCAATGAAACCATTAAATTAGAAAATGGCGGTTCATTAGATAAAAACTTTCAATTAGATTGGAATAAATACAAAAATTCAATTATCGTCACCAATACAGAAGGTATCAAAAAAATTACTACAAGAATTTTTGATGTTATTAAATTTAATAATTGACATTTGTTTGTAAAAAGTATATATTAGGTATATACACCTAAAATATACAAACAAAATGCCGATAAAACAACATAAAACCATAGAAGAAAACGAACCTATTTCGTTTGTTAAGTTTGACCATCCATTAGTTATAAAGGATATAGAAAAAAAATATCCTGAAATGACTGATGAATTCAAACGAATAATGTGGACACAATATGAAATGTTCTGTTTAAAACAGTCAAATTACGGTCCTGACAATATTTCTGTTGGAACTAATCTTGATTCAATTGCTGATATTAAACTAGCTATGCAAGGATTATGGTTCCGTATGAACGATAAGGTTCAACGATTAAAGCAACTTATCATCAATAGTAAAGTTGATTTAGTAGCAGAATCAGTTCAAGATACACTATCTGATTTGTCTGTCTATGGTATCATAGGACAGATTGTAAAAAACAAAAAATGGGGTAAATAATTTGACATTTATCTGTCAATTTATTACCTTATTAATATATATATGTACAACCAAATCGGTTGTATTTAAACAATAAACATTAAAACATAAAAGGTAAAACAATGGATATAAATGCTATCAGAAGCAGACTGAACAAACTGCAAAACACTCAACGTAAATCTGATTCTCTTTGGAAACCAACTCCTGGTAAACATCAAGTTAGAATCGTTCCTTACAAATTTAATCCAGACAATCCATTCATCGAGTTGTATTTTCACTACAATGTGAATAACAAAACTTACCTTTCCCCTCAATCTTTTGGTAGACCTGACCCTATTGTGGAATTTTCAGACAAACTAAAAAGAATGGGTGATAAGGAAGACTACAAAGCAGCAAGACAAATGGAACCAAAACTTCGTACTTTTGTACCTGTTATTGTAAGAGGTGAAGAAGGTGAAGGAGTTAAATTTTGGGGATTTGGTAAAACTGTATATCAAGAAATTCTTGGTTATATTGCTGATCCTGATTACGGTGATATTACAGATCCTGTAAATGGTCGCGATTTAACAATCGAATATACTTCAGCTGAAGATGCGGGTACAAGTTATCCAACAACAACTATTCGAGTAAAACCAAAAGAAACTCCTTTAGTAGAAGATTCTCAACAAGTAGAAAATCTGTTACAAAATCAAACAGAAATTACAGACTTGTATCAAGAGTTATCTTATGATGAACTAAAAGATGTATTGGAAGGTTGGTTAAATCCAAGTGGTGGTGAAGATAGTAGTTCAACATCAGCTACACAACAAACTTTATCAACCACTCAACCAGCTCAACAAACAACAACTTCTCAACAAACACAAACATCTAATACAAATGATGTAGCTTCTGCGTTTGATGAGTTATTTAACGGATAAATAATCTATGGCCAAAAAAGCAAAAGAGATAGATTTAGCTGATGTATTAGCTGAGGCTCTCAATAAACAATCAAAAGGTGAAAAAGTAGCATTTTTCTTAGACTCCGAAGAAGCACCAACCAATGTTTCTGGTTGGGTATCAACAGGATGTGCAATGTTAGATGTTGCAATTTCGAACAGACCATATGGTGGATTACCTGTGGGGAGGATTGTAGAAATAACTGGCCTAGAACAAAGTGGTAAATCTTTACTGTCTGCTCACTTGTTAGCGGAAACCCAAAAACAAGGTGGAGTAGCAGTATTGATTGATACCGAAACCGCGGTAAGTAGAGAGTTCTTAGAAGCAATCGGTGTAGATGTTTCAAAACTTCTTTATGTATCAGCGGACTCAGTAGAACAAATCTTCGATTTTACCGAAACCATAATTGAAAAAGTACGGAATACTGACAAAGATAAATTAGTAACTATCGTGACTGACTCTGTTGCAGCTGCCTCTACCACAACCGAATTATCGGCTGATTACGGTAAAGATGGGTATGCTACTGACAAAGCCATTATTATCTCCAAAGCGATGAGAAAGATTACTAATATGATTGGTAGACAGAAAATATGTCTTGTTTATACCAACCAACTTCGTCAGAAAATGAATGCAATGCCTTTCGGTGACCCTTGGACAACAAGTGGTGGTAAGGCCCTTGCATTTCACTCTTCCGTTAGGTTACGTTTAAAGGGTACAGGTCAAATAAAGAAGAAAGTGGATGGACTAGATAAGATACTTGGTATGAAAGTTAGAGCCCAAGTAGTCAAGAACAGAATGGGTCCTCCACTTCGTTCTACTGATTTTGAAATTTACTTTGATAGAGGCATAGATAACTATGGTTCTTGGTTAGGAGTAATGAAAGAAAATAAATTACTTAAACAGTCAGGTGCTTGGTATGAGTACGTAGAAACATCTACCGGTGAAATCCATAAGTTTCAAGCTAAAGATTTTATCAAACTCATGATAGACAATGACGAACTTCGTGATGAAATATACAGACGTATTTGTGAAGAAACTATTTTACAATATAAGTCTGATTCATATGACATTGAAGAAATGGAAGTAACAAACGAAGAATCCTAATTTTGTTGATGTGAAAAAACTCTATAAGAGTATTTTAGAAACAGTTGAAAAAGAGCACGAAACTCGTGAAGACAGACATCACAATTCAAGAGTTTTAGTAATAGATGGACTTAACACTTATATTAGGTGTTGGTCATCTATTCCTACAATGAACGATGATGGTGACCACGTTGGAGGAGTTTCGGGTACTCTTAAATCTATTGGATACGCTATTAGACAAATACAACCCACACGAGTTGTAGTAGTATTCGATGGACAAGGAGGTTCTAAAAGACGTAAAAAAATGTTTAGTGGATATAAAGCAGACCGTTCCACTAAAAAACTCAGAGTAAATCGTCAGTACGCTGATATGATGAACGATGAGGATGAACGTGAGTCAATGAAAAGACAATACGTTTGGTTAAATGATTTACTCGACCATCTACCTGTTCAAACAATGATATACGATGGAGTAGAGGCAGATGACATTATGGCTTATATTGCTACTGATATTCTTGGTGAAGATGAACAAGCAGTCTTAATGTCTACTGATAAAGATTTTTTACAGTTGGTAAATGAAAAAACAATAGTTTGGTCACCAACTAAGAAAAAGATTTATAATAGAAAACGAGTAAAAGAAGAATATGGTATTGATGCATCTAACATTCTTACCTATCGAGTATTTGATGGTGATGTAAGTGATAATATACCAGGAATATATGGATGTGGTATAAAAACAATGATAAAAAGATTTCCTGAACTAACTGAAGAAAGGGATGTTGAGATAGAAGACATCATCAGACTAAGTGAAGAAAGAAAAGGAAAGGTGAAATTATTTGATAAAATCTTAGATGCAAAAGAACAAATTTATACTAATAGAGATTTGATGCAACTTAAAGATGTTGATATAAGTGGTCAAATAAAACTTAAAGTTCAAGATAGATTTAGAGAAGAAGTTAAACCACTTAGCAAAATGGATTTCTTAAAAGTGTGCCTTAAGTACAAAATATCAAATAATTTTGGTGATATAAATTCTTGGTTAAAAGACACATTTGGAAATTTAGTATTTGACAATCAGTAATATTTTTTGTAAATTTATTTAATGAATCAAAACATAGATACACTTAGTAAATACGGACAAGGGTTTCAATCAAAAGTCATCGGTTCATTTTTAACTGATGATAAATTTCTATCTCAAATAGAAGATATAGCAACTCCAAAGTTTTTTGAATCTGAAGCTAATAAATGGATTGTTAGTGAAACTTTAGATTATTATAATCAATATAGAAAAGCTCCAAGTATGGATGTCTTTAAAGTAAAGATTACAAATATTGATAATGAAGTTCTTAAAACAACCGTAATAGAACAACTTCGTCATGTTTATACTCAAGTAGGTAATGTTGATTTAGAATATATTAAAGATGAATTTACTGACTTCTGTAAAAACCAAAATCTAAAACAAGTTATTTTATCATCAGTAGATTTACTACAAACTGGTCAATATGATAAAATAAAGGAGTTGGTTGATAAAGCAATGAAAGTTGGGGGTGATGCTGACTTAGGAACTGATTATATACAAGACTTTGATGAAAGAACAGAAGAAATAGACAGATTTACAGTTCCAACTCAATGGCATGCACTTAATGAATTAATGCAAGGTGGGTTAGGTCCTGGTGAATTAGGAGTAGTTGTTGCTCCATCTGGTGTTGGTAAAACTTGGATATTATGTGCTCTTGGTGCGGAAGCAGTAAGAAGAGGTTTATCCGTAGTTCATTATACTTTAGAACTCCAAGAAAATTATGTTGGTAGTAGATATGATACTTTATTTACTCATATCCCATCGAGTGAGCAACGAGATAATAAAGAAACTATAAAAACCAAAATATCATCACTTACAGGTAAACTACAAATAAAGTATTTTCCACCAAAAGGAATATCGGTAAAGAAAGTAGAACAGCATATTGATAAGATGATTTCCATAGGAAACAAACCTGACTTAATCATTGTAGATTACGCTGATTTACTCTTATCTTATTCTAATAAGGTCGATAGTACTTATGCTGAACAAGGAGGTGTCTATATTGATTTAAGAGGTCTGAGTGGAGAATTAGGGATACCTGTATGGACTGCATCACAAACAAACCGAACTGCCATAGATAGTGAAGTGATTGAAGCTGATAAGATTGCAGACTCATATGCAAAAGTAATGAACGCAGACTTTATTATGAGTTGGAGTAGAAAGTCAAAAGACAAACTTAATAATACTGCTAGAGCTCATGTAATGAAAAACAGATTTGGAATGGATGGTATTACTTTTCCTTGTAAGATGGATACTAACAAAGGTATTATTGAAGTATATGAGGGTAATTCATCTGATGGAATTATGGCTACCAAAGAAAGTAAAGATGGTAGTTTGATGGAAAAGAAATTATTACATAAAAAATATGTAGAAAATATGGACTTAGGATAATTATAAAGACATGAAAAAATTTTATAGAAGTAAAACAAACAGAAAATTAAGTGGTATCTGTGGTGGATTGTCGAATCACTTTGATACAGACCCGTTGTTATGGAGATTATTATTTGTAATAATGTTCTTTACGGCTGCACCAATGATAATACTTTATATAATAACAACTTTAATAACAGAATCAAAATGATAAGAACCGCAGAATGTGTATCACCGATGCACCCCGATAAAATGTGTGATAGAATATCTGATAGTATATTAGATTTTTATTTAGAAAGACACCCACGAGCACGAGTTGCTATAGAAACTTGTGGTGGAATGGGTAAAGTATTTGTAACAGGTGAAGTAAATTCAAGTGTTTTAATTACTGATGAAGAAATAACTGAAATAGTACATAGTATCACCAAGGATGATACCTTAGAAGTCATAACTAATATCAATCAACAATCACCCGAAATATCTAAAGGTGTTGATATAGGTGGTGCGGGTGACCAAGGTATTATGATTGGATATGCTGTAAGAGAAAATCCTTTCTTTTTACCACAAGAATACTTTTTAGCAAGAGAACTTTGTAGACATATCTACAAGAAGTATCCTTACGATGGAAAAACTCAAGTTACTATGAATGGTAACTCACTTAAAGTAGTTGCTTCATTCCAAAATGCACCCAAAGAAGAATTAGAAGGAATGGTAAGAGCATTTTTTAGTATATTTCCCATGTATGCAATAGATACATTACATTGTAATCCAGCCGGTGATTGGAATATTGGGGGATTTACTGCTGATTCTGGTTTAACTGGTAGAAAACTAGCAGTTGATAATTATGGCCCACGAGTTCCACTTGGTGGTGGTGCTTTTAGTGGTAAAGATTGTACTAAAGTAGATAGAAGTGCGGCATATATGGCTCGTAGAATTGCAGTAGATTTATTAGAAGAAGATGAAAATAGATTAGAAGTAATTGTTCACTTGGCTTATGCTATTGGTAAGAAAGAACCTTTACAGGCTACCGCAGTTATTAATGGAAGATACCATCATATAAAAGGATATGATTTATCACCAAAAGGTATAGGGAACTTTTTAGATTTAAGAAAACCACAATTTGAAAAAACTGCTCAATGGGGACATATGGGAGCAGGATTTAAATGGAAATAATATGACACAGACAGACCTATTTTCAACACCAAGTTTTACTGCAAATGTAGATGGTGTTATATACAAAATGAGTGAATTATCAGAAATGAATGTTAAAATTAAAAAACTACATTCAGATGCAATAATACCAGAATATGCCAAAGATGGTGATGCTGGTATGGATATAGTTGCAACAGAAATTATCAAAGAAACTGATATTCAAGTAACATATGGAACAGGTATTGCATTAGAAATACCAAAAGGATATGTTGGGTTAGTATTTCCACGTTCATCCATACGAAAGAAAGGATTAGAACTAAGTAACTCTGTTGGAGTAATCGATAGTGGTTATCGTGGAGAAATACAAGCCACTTTTAATAAAACAGTAGATTATCCTGATACATACAAAGTTGGAGAACGAATATGTCAGATTATGATACTACCTTATCCAAGTATTAGGTTCGTAGAAGTAGAGGAACTTGGTAGTAGTGATAGAGGTGAAGGTGGGTTTGGTTCCACAGGAAATTAACACTATTTTTATAAACAAAAAACAAATTATTAAATAATTATATAAACAAAACACAAAGGAGAAAATTAATAATGTCAACATCACAAGAATTATTTGAACAAATGAAGGAACTATGGACTCAGTTTGAAACTGAACATGATGGTTCTTCAAAAGCCGCAAAATCAAGAGCTCGTAAAGCAATCGGTGAAATCAAAAAATTAGTAACTGATTACAGAAAAGCTTCTGTAGAAGAAAACAAATAATTTATGGGATACTTAGTATCCCTATTTTTTTTTATATGTTAGAATTAAAAAAATTCCACGCAATATGGTGTGGTCCTTGTAGAGTTCTCAATCCTGTATTTGACCAATTAAAAAGTCAAAATGACAACGTATCATTTACTCATATTGATATAGATGAAGAACCACAAGAAGCAAGTGATAGTAATGTTCGTTCCGTTCCTACTATTATTTTAGAAAAAGATGGTGTAGAAGTTGATAGATTTGTTGGGGTTCAGTCATTTGATACTTACCAAAATTCTATTAACAAACATTTATCTTGACTTTTATCTGATTATTTATTATATTATAAATAAAAAGATTTTAGATGAAGAAATATACCGCGGAAGAACTAAAAGACAATTACGATAGATTTATTAAAGCGATAGAAAAGTCATTCGAAGGAGAAAGACTTGAAAAATTGCTTCATATGTACTCTGAGGAAGAGTTGGGTATAAATCTATTGTTATCTCCGGCGAGTGGTAATAAGAATTATCATAATGCATATGAAGGTGGTTATATTGACCATGTAATGAATGTTGCAAGGAACTCACTTCGTATGATGAAACTATATAAAGACGCTGGTGGTATTATAGATTTTACACAAGAAGAACTACTATTTTCAGCTTTCCATCACGATTTGGGTAAATTGGGTGATAAAGGAAATTTTTACTATGTTCCAAATGATAGTGAATGGCATGTAAAAAATAGAGGAGAGTTCTACAAAAGAAATACCGAATTATCATATTTAACTCACACAGATAGAACTTTCTTTATACTTCAAAAATATGGTATTCAATATACCGAAAACGAATACTTTGGTATTAAACTTACAGATGGTATGTATGACGAAGATAACATTAAATATTATAAAGTTTTCGATGTATCTAAATACCTCAAATCTAACATTCAATATATTCTCCATTGGGCTGACCACATGAGTACAACCATTGAGAGAGATTTAGAATTAAAAGAATCTAATTAATATGTGCGGAATTTTAGGAGGTAATCTCATTAGTTCCATAGATGACATGAAAGATGGATTAACATCCATGATGCATCGTGGTAGTGAAGGAAATACAATAATTTCATTCAAGAACGGAATGAAGATGGCACATAATAGATTATCTATCCAAGACTTATCAGAAACAGCAAACCAACCAATGGTTTCGGAATGTGGTAGATATTATCTTACATTTAATGGTGAGTTATGGAAATCTACATTTGATAAGTTTGATAAAGAACTTAGGTCAAAACATAATTTTAAAACCAGTAATTCGGATTCAGAATTACTTTTATATTTTTTGATTGATAATTATAAAAATTTAAAATCAAAAATGAATGAATTGGAAGGTATGTTTTCTTTTGCATTTTATGATAAAGAAGATGATTACTTAATTCTTGGTAGAGATTTTATGGGTAGGTTGCCTCTGTATTATTATATTGGTGATGATGGATTTGTATTTTCAAGTGAAGTTAAAGGTTTGACAGAATCTATTGATGATTTAAAATATTATAACATAGATAAAGGTTCTAGATTTAACTCAACTTATAAAAAAGAAGAAAAAATACAGATAGTAGAGCCTGGTACTTTTATAGGATTTAGAAAAAATAATATACATAACCAATACATACCACATCATGTAGTCTGGTTTGATTTTAAACCAAACCCATTTAATATAAACCACCCAACGGGTTATTATCCAAGAACTGATTCGGAGTTTGAATCATATGATTCCGAAGATAAAGGAATTGATTATTATTCATCTGAATTTAAAAGATTATTAGAAGCCGCGGTTGAAGATGAAATGATCGCAGATGTACCTATATGTACTATTTTAAGTGGGGGTATTGATAGTACAATAATTAGTTACATTCTTTCTAAGAAATTAAAATCTCAAGGAAAGAGATTAACAGCATTCGTAGTAAATGTTACTAAAAATAGAAAATCCAAAGTAAAAGATGACTTATATTACGCAAGATTAGCAGCTGAATTATTTGATATAGACTTAATTGAAGTTAATTATGATGAATTAGATGTAGAACGAAAATTAATACATGCTATTTGGGCATCAGAAACTCATAAATGGACTCAAGTTTCACCTGCTGTGATTCAACTTGGATTAGCTTGGAGAATTAGAAAAGAAGGATTTAAAGTTGTATTTGGTGGTGAAGGTGCAGATGAAATATTTGCTTCATATGGAGATGTAAAAAGGTTTTGTTGGCATGAACCAATTTGGTATCATCAAAAGAGAGTAAACTTATTAAATAGTTTACATAAAACAAATTTGATTAGAACAAACAAAGCAATGATGTATGGTGGTGAGGTAGAACTAAGAACACCTTTTATTAATAAAAAAGTCATCGACTTTGGACTAAGAATACCAACAAAATACAGAGATGATAAAGAAGGTAAAGGTACACGAATGAAATATGTTCTAAGAACGGCCTTTGAAGATGAAATTGGTTCATTAAATGAAGAATTATTATGGAGACCAAAGAAAACTTTCCAAGTGGGTGCACATAGTGATTTTCTAAAAAAACCAATTTGGAAAAAAAAAATAGAAGACATATTTGAACAATTATTTATAAAAAAAGATGCAAATAAAGAATTACGACAATTGCTTGCTCAAGGACAAAGCGGACATAACAGAGGTAGTATTACAGAGATTTCCATCGATTAATGTTTTAGGTGCGTATGAAAAACCTACTTTAGACAAAGACAAAATTAAAGTTTTATCTGTAAAATTTAGCAAGGTTGGTAAGAAAACATTTACTGATTACAAAAATCTTGAATGGGTAGTCTGTCGTTCTCATGGTATTGATAATGTTAATATAGAAGAAGCTAGAAAAAGAAATATTGGAATTGTAGCAACTGCACCAACCGCCAAACCTTGTTCTAATTGGATTTACAATAAAATTAAAGAAGATGATTCTATTTTAATTTTTGGTAATGGTGCAATTTCAAGAGAGTTACAGAAGAAAATTGGAAACTTTAATGTTGTAAACTCCAAAACATCACAAGAAGAAATAGATAGATATTTAAAATTTTGTAAAACAATTATTATTACAATACCATATAATAAGAAAACTAAAAATTATTTTGATAGAACATTCTTCTCTAAGATAAAAAATAAAGTAGACATAATTTCAATATCACGTGGAGAAGTGTTTGATAACGCGGCAATCTTAGATTTTTCAGTATCAGGTAAGTTAAGAAAGGGTCATTTTGATATTCTTACCACAGATGGTAGAAATAGATTATTAGAAAGAAAAGAAATACGATATTATGAACATTCATCATGGGAGTATAATCAAATAAAAGATTCTCAAGGTAAGTTGGGTGGTTATGTAAATATAGAATTTGCTGATAACTTAAAATTAGTTGTAGATAGTTGTTTAGAAGATAGAGTACAAGATGCTCACCTCAATAGAATAAAGAATGTATGGTTTTAGGATTAACAGAAGATACTCCATTAGAGGAATATAAAATCAAAGGTCGTTCAGTTTGGGTAAAACGAGATGACCTTATGGGTGATGATATAAACCTACCGCCTTGGGGTAAAATGGCTGCAATTTATCGATTAGTTGATAAGTATGTTGATAAATCTAAACCTTTAACACATCTTTCAGTAGATGGTTCTTGGAGTGGTTGGACACTTGCAGCAATTTGTGAGGATTTAGGAATAGAGTTTTATTACTCACATCCAAACTCTAAGAAGATTTCTCAAGAACTTTTGGGTATGGTTAAAGAAAAGTATCCATATTGTAAATTTAATCCTATCAGACCTAATATGATGAGTATTATGTATAACTCATTAAAGAAACAAGCAAAAGAAGAAGGATGGCAAATGTTGCCTTATGCGTTCAACCATGATTTTTATATGGATTATCTTTCAGATAGAATACAACCTTATACACACTTTAAAAATCTTGTAGTTTCAAGTGGTAGTGGAGTTTCTCTTTCTGGTCTTGCAAAAGGATACTTTAGAGAAGAATTAAAAGAGTTCTGGCCACAAACAGATAAAACAATCTATACAACTTGTGTATCATCTGAAAGTTCTATTAATAAAATGTTAAAGAAAAATGGATTAGCACAACTACCTATTAAGGTTAGAAAATCAGAATATGATTTTGATGATAGATTAGATGGATACGAGGCACCATTTCAATGTAATCAATTTTGGGATATCAAACAATGGCATTGGTTAGAAAATAATATAGATTCTATTGAAGGAGATATTCTCTTTTGGAATATCGGTGGAATTTATAAATTTTAAAAAAACACTTGACTTTAAAAAAATAATTCCGTATTATATAGGTGTTATGAGAAACAACAAAATCCTTAATTATGGCGAAAGTATTAGACGAAAAAAAACTAAATCAAGAAAGAAAAAGAATAGAAGACATCATCCATCTATATAAATCAAAAGATGAATTACATACCACATTATTACAACTTATAAAAGAAAAAATATTTAATGTTTCAATTGTTTTAACAAGAAAACTATTAAATGATGTATATGTTCTTGACAAAAAATACTTAGAAAGAAATTCTGAAAAATCTAAAATGGATGATGAAAAAAAACAGATAGAGTTTATTCCATCTCTTCAGCAAAGATATAAGATATCAAGAATATTGAGATGGATTTATGGAAGAGGTTCATATCCGTTTTCATCAACATGGAGTGAAAAGATGGCAGGTGGGTTCTTGATTGGATGTCTTACCGACTCTGATTCGGGTCAAATAGTAAAAATAAATTTAAAAAACTATTTAACCAATTTTTTAGCTTCTGTATGGGAGGGGGATTCTAAATCACAAATTAGTAACTTCTTTATTAGAATGAATCATACTAATCCAGAAGAAGGTGTTTTGAAAATTTTAGATGAAAAAGGTAAAGAAACTAAATGGGTAAGTAAATTAACCGAGAATCCAGAAGTTTTCAAAAATCCAGACCCTCTTATTGAATGTATTGCATTTTGGAAAGAACAACAAAAATTAAGTACAACTCCATCTTGTTATTTACATTTTTCATTTATACAAGAACATTATCCTGAATTAGCAAATAGGTTTCTAAATCAACCAATTACTATTATTTGTAATAATTATACAGCCGCACAAGAACTGTATGCTTATGTAAAAGAAGCATCGGTCTCTGCAAAACACGAAATACCACAATTACATATGTCTATGGTTAACACATCATATGGTGCGGATATTAGTGATTGTCATTTAAAAGAAAAAGTATTTAAAGATACTATTTTTATGAATAGGGAATATCCTAATTCTTATCCTTGGAGTGAAGTGGTTCATCAAATTCATCAAACTAAAAATAAAGGATATACACAAAAAGAAGATTCTTTCTCACATACAATATTTTCATTAGTTCTAAATAAACCAGAGGATAATCAGTTCGACCTTAGTCTTTTAAAAAGCTCTCCATTTAATTCAATTTTATGTACACCATTTAATAATGAGGCACTTGATAGAGGACAATTTTTGAGTATTTTTTATAATTCATTAACACAAGATAAAAAGGATTTATTTCTTGATTCATTCCTTTTTATATCTGAGTGTTATGGACATTTGCTTAATGATGTGTTCATTAACAATAAAATTAACTTAAAAAATTGGTATGAGACCGAACATAGATCTCTAAGAAATTTTATTGAGAATCTATCCAATGAAGGAAAAATAGAAGTTCCAGACAAATTTTCATTTGATTATACCAATAGTCAATTTAAGAAATTTCAATATACACATAGTGATTATCATATTTTGAATTGGATAATAGTATGTTCTCTTGGATTCTTATTTAATAATAAAACAAATAAAAATCTTGGAGCTATAAAAATTCAAGAAATATTTGAAACTATGTTAAACCAATTCAAATCAAATTGGTTTGTATATCTTTCAAACAAAGATAATGTTAAGTTTTACACAGATACGAAACAATATTTAAAATTTGAAGAAATATTCAAAAGACCTCCATCATCTATCATTGAAATGCTTTTACACACAACATGGGATTTAAATGTTTTAAGTACCGCAATAGGTAACTTTATTCAAACAGAAGTTTTGGTAGAGGTACATAAGTTGTATGTAGATAATGTGGCTAATTCAAAACTTAGAAATTCATTTGAAACTGTACTAAATAAACCAAACTCTACTATTAAGGTTTTTGATTTTGAAATGTACAATGCATATGGTGAAGTTATCAAGTGGAAAGGTGGTATAGATATGGGTCATCCTTTAAATAAAATATTGGGTGGTGATATGAAAAAGAGCGAAGTTATATTTGAAGATTCTGTCTTGAATCAGAATTCTTCAAAGGAACGAGATATAGTAAAAGACCCTAAGAAATACGAATATATTTTATTCAAAGTTCATCAAAAAAAACTAGCTGATGTTATTAGTTCAATACCAAATTATACTGATATTATTTCTTTACCTGATGCAATGTTAACACCTGAAGATGTGGTCAACAAAGAAAGAGTTCAAATTGAAACTTTTAGATTTGATTGTTTTGTAGCTTACATCACATGGAAATATGATGACCCAAATAAAGTACAAGAAATAAAAAAATGGGGAGAATTGGAATGTGGTGATTGTAATAATTCTTGGGATTACCTAATAGACCCACCTCAAGAGTACATTGATACATTAGAAAGTTTTATATAAATGACTAACGGAGAAGATATATTTGAAAAGTATAAAGGGATGAAACCCTATCTTTACATCTCACCAGAGGAATGGACTGAGATTAAAGAAACATATCCTAAAGATGTGGTAAAGGAACGATTGGCAGAAGTTTGTATGACCTACCCACTTCCTTACGCAGATATATCAGAACAAGATTGTATTTCCGAATATGGTAAATTAAAAGGAATCAAATGGCCAGATTACTTTAAAGAAGGTGAGTGGTTTCCAAGAAAGGCAGTAGAATCTCGTTATCCTTTAACTTACGAAGGAACTCAAAAATACTTTAGTAGATTAAATACTGGTAATGATGTATCAAATTATTTCCAACAAGCAAACAGATGGAGTGTCGATGGTTCAGTTTCACCAGGTCCGAAAAGAACTTGGGAATCTAAGAAGTTTATGACCTCATTAATGGGTTCTGCATATTCTTTGAAACTACCACAGATTGGTAAAAGAGAATTAAGAACAATGATAGGGTTAAGAAAGTATATCTGTTCTCAGTTCAAACCATCTATAGCCAAGATGTTTTATGAGTATAGTAATGCAAAGACAGTTTTAGATTTTTCAATGGGATGGGGAGATAGATTGGCAGGTGCTTTTACTGCAGAATGCGTTGAACATTATGTTGGATTGGATCCTCGTAAAGAAAATCATCCTATCTATGAACAACAAAGAGATTTTTATGAAAAACATACTACTTTCTTTGAATCACCAACTAAAACTGATTTCTATTGTTCACCTGCAGAGGATTTCGATTATAGTGAATATGAAAATTATTTTGATTTAGTTTTTACTTCACCACCATATTTTTCAGTAGAACGATATTCACATGATGATACTCAAAGTTGGGTTAGATATAAAAATATTGATGATTGGAATGAAAACTTCTTACACAAAACTCTTGGTAAAATAATTCCAACTGTGAAAAAAGGTGGTATCATTGCAATAAATATTGCTGATGTATATTCAAATACTAAAGGTGGAAAGGATTGGTTAGAAATCACCAATCCTATGGGAGACTTTCTAACATCACAAGGTATGATTTATAAAGGATGTATAGGAATGGAAATGGCAAAAAGACCAAATAGTGGTGGTGCTGGAACTGCTAAAGATACCGAACAATATAAAGATGAAACTCTTCAATTAACAGAAGAAACAAAAGATAAAAGATTTTGTGAACCAATTTGGGTGTTTGAAAAATAATTAATGTTTGAGCTTGACTTTTACAAAAAAATTCGTTATACTATATATGTAATGTTAATCACCCCCTTTCTATTATGACTGATTTTCAAAAAGTTTCACAATGGTTAAAAGAAAATTGTGATGTCGATGTAAAACTTGGACAAACTACCTCTTATATCGGTGGTAGTGTAAAAACTATTTTTATTCATCACAATTATAATTTAGAAAAGAATGGATTAATCGCTCTACTTCATGAAGCTGGTCATGCAATACAACCTTCAGAAGATGAAGATGTATTCGGGCCAAACAGATATAAAGTAGTTGATGATTTAGAACATCCAAAGGAATTTAAGATGTACCAATTTCTAAATGAAGTTGATGCATGGGATAGAGGAGAATCTATCGCTCTTGAGTTGAATATACAACTTGACAAAAAAAGATGGACAAAAGAAAAAGAAGAAGCTTTATTAACTTATTACGTAGCCTAAGGAGGTAATCTTATTTACCAAAACATTTATTTTCAAAGAGAACGAAACCTAATCCATTTGTGGGATTCCAAACTCGGCTATAGGTCTTTTAAGTATACTCGATATGCGTATGAGAAAGCAGAACGTGGTGAGTATAAATCTATTTATGGAGATAGACTGACCAAGATATACAAGTTTAGTAAAGATGATCCTGATTTGTTTGAGTCAGATGTACCAGAAACTACACGAGTTTTGGTAGACCTATATTCTGATTCTGACGAGATATCTAACGGTCATGTAGTCCTAACCTATGATATTGAGTGTGAGATGACCAGTGGACTACCAGACCCCCAAGAAGCAAAGAATGAACTAACTTCAATCGCACTACATGATTCCGCAACAAATCAATATTGGGTGTTGGTAATGGATAAGGAAGGATTGATGGTAGAGAAAACTACTGACAAAGCAATCGTAATTCCATTTCAAGATGAACGAGATATGTTAATGAAGTATCTCGAATTATATGAGTCT